AAAGCACCTTTTACAGTGCTTTCTTACATATTATAATAAATAATAAGTTGGAGTATTTTATGAAAATTCTTACAATGTATGTTTAGCAAGTTGTTTAACGGGGGAATTTAATAACACTTTTTGCGTGTTCAACATCAATTTCTTTTTATAACCAGCAATTAAAAGAAACTTGTATTAACTAAAAAATTTTAAAAGAGAAAATCATCAACGTACCTTAATCCTCCGTTAAACTCTCACATTACCATTATATCACTATACTACTTACTTTTGTTTATCTTTACTTACTTTGTTTTATCTTTTCTTACTTTTTTTTACTTTTACTTACTTTTGGGGAAATTCTTAGGTAAATTATCAATTTGAATTACTCTTAAAGCTTCAGAATGTTTTCTGTTTCTTGTGTTCGCTTCAATTCCCATTATTTGGTCTATTTCTAGCCAATCTTTACAATTGAAATACCTAAGCTGTAATAAAAGTTTATATTGGTAATCTTTTACACTGTCAATACAGTTATAAATCTCTCTTTCTTTTTTAACCTGCTTAACTGTATTGTCAAATAGCTCTCTTTCAAGCATATCCACTTCGTGTATTAGATTTTCCCAACTGTATTTGTTTCCCCCTTTGATTTGCTCCTTCGCATAATCAATAGGTTTAATATTATTTTTTAAAAGATCTCTTTTTTCTCTTATTTTTTCTTCATTCGCTCTTATTATCTCTTTAATGTAAAATATTTGCGATAAATATCTTTTTTTGAGATTAGATAATCTTTCTTGCTTATCTTTCATCTATTTCTCCTTTCTTTTCTTAAGCTTCTAATAATGTAAAATCATCAATTTGTTTTCCGTCTATCCCTGTTACACGTACAGACAAAACAGAGTAATAATAGCCTTCGTTCCCGTTATCTGCATGGCACTCTGCTTGTGCTACTTCGTTTTGATTATGGAATATAGTTATAAAAAGTTTTTTTGTTGTACCGTAAAAATACTCTTCTGTAGCTTTGAATTTTACATCTGTTATCACGCCTTCAAAATTCTCTAGCAACTTCCAGTCGCCATAAGCTATTGCACATCAATCATTAGCAGACATATAGAAGTCAATTTGTGTTCCATCTTTCAAAAATAAAGTATCCCCGTTAACTCTTGCTATCTCTTTATACAATAATACTTGCTTAAGTTGTTCTAATGCATCCATTTATTTCTCCTTTTCTACTCTATTATTTTCTATACAGCTACTTTTTTAATAGCATTTAATACTTCTTCAGGTGTTGCTAATACTAACAACATACCCCATCTTGCAGTAATATTTGTTATCGTTCCTTTATCTATATCTTCACTATCTTCTTGAATTGATATAATCTCATTAGTGTTGATATAAATATCTCTTCCGTGAATATCTGACAACTTTATAAATCTTATATCTTTTTTTGCTATCTCTTCTTTTATTTCTCTTAATATTCCTTCTATTCGGCTTTCTCTAACTTCAAGCCCTAATTCTTTAATATCCATTAACACAACACCTCTTTTATCTCTTCTCCGAATGTGTCAATACATTCTTTAGCTATTTCTATTGATTTAAAATAAGGTAGTTCAGAAAATCTATTTGAAACCCACGTGCTTTCATCTGTAAGTCTAAATGCTCCTGTTGAACTTTTATAATAAGTTATAAACACTTTCCTTTGTTTCTCGTCTTTCCAATCTAGCTCCCAATCTCCGTTTTTTATCTTCGCCCATTGTTGAAGTTTAAACAACAGCTTACGTTTTTTTAAATACTGTTCAGCCTCTCCTCTAGTTTTGAAATAGTATCCATGTTCAAATAAAAATCTATCAGTTGTATTATTAGCAGTATAATACACCTCGATTATTTCTCCGGTATCGCTATCAACACAAAATACCCAATGGTCATCTTCAGGATAAGTCAGTTTAAAAGGTTTCTTAAAAGGGCTACACGGAGTACAATTTGCTTTTTCTAACTTTTCCAACCTTTCTAATAAGTTTTTCAAACCTTCCTTTATCTCTTTAATTTCTTTTATACTATTCATTATTTCTCTCCTATCTTAACTAATGCTATTAATGTTTCATTCGCATTTAAAACTTGAACATCTACTACATATTCATTTTCCTCTAGTGGTGCTTGATCTATATCGCTACCTGTAATTAATTCATTAATATCGTTTGCTACCATTTCTTTTGTCGTTTCAATTTTTATTACTCTTTTAATCATTGTTTTTAATCTCCTTTTTATCGTATATATAAATCATTGCTGTTCCACCTATCACACTTATTTCTTTTATTTCTTCGCTTTCTAGTAATGGTGGTAAATCTATTATTTCTCCTCGTTTATAAGCTTCAATATAGCTTTCCACTTTATCCGGGGTGGTTTCTATCACGTCTACCCGTTTTGCATTTTTAAACATTTTATTATCCTCCTTAAACTACTGTATCTAGGATTTACTGCTCCAGCTCTTATTTCTCGTATCGTTTTTACATGTAATCCGGTAAGAGCTGCTAACTCTTTGTTACTAATATCTTTTTCTCTCATAAGCTTATCTACTTCGTTTTTCATCTTTGCTTACCCTGTTAAAGTGTTTTATTGCTAATTCATCAATTAATGCTAACATGTCTAATTTAACTTCATTTTTTAACTGAGGATTTATATCATCTATGCTTAACAAATCTTGTCCGTAATCTTTCATTTTCGTATCACTCATAAGCTCAAATACTTCAGATACTACTCTTGTTATCCGTTTTTTACCAAATCCATAATTAGCTCTTAATACCCAAGCTAACACAAGACTAAACTCTGTTAGCATTTCTCCTCTTGCTTCCATCCGTTGAATTTTAATAAATTCATCAGCAACTTGTTCAGCTGCTCTTTTCTTCTCTTTCTTACTTCCTACTTTTGGTAAACCGAAAGAGTTCTTTTTAATCTTTTTACCCATTTATTTAACACCCTCTTTGACTTTCTTAATTCTAGCTTTCAGGCTTTGCATTATCTCTTCTTGTACTCCGGCTTTGTTATCCAGGGCTCGCATTACATCTTCATCACGTGTTCCTTGTGTTACTAAATGATGAATTATAACTTTTTCTTTTTGGCCTTGTCTGTGTAGTCGCTTGTTGGCTTGTTGATAATGCTCT